TTATTTGAATTTCTTAAAAAGGTTCACCCATACTGAAACGATCGCATCAGTCTTATTTGTATCAATAATCTTTCGCTTAGCCCCTTTAGCTAAAGGAACCTTATAGCCTTTAGGTAATTGAATGTTATATTTCTGAGCAAAACTTTCTAGTTGTGGAATAAGCGGCATATTTTGATCTGGGATAAATTCATCTTCTATATCCCTGAACAATCGAGTAATGCCTTGTTCTAGACACCTGAATGGAATAATATCCTCTATTTCAGAATCGTTTAGATCAAATACATCTTTTATCTCGATGATCTTCTTTTCTGATCCCGCATATAACTCTTTAAGGAGCGCTTTTTTGTAATCTTGTCCAGATTTATCTGAATCAACAACAATGTATGGCAAGTCATCATTTCCGGGAGACATTAAGCTTGCCACTGGACGAATTGACTTTACTCCGCCGACAGGGATAAAAACAATCTCTTTTTGAGGGGCGAGCTTTTTATTTCTAATAAGGAATAACTTTATCGCATTTAGATAATATTGATCAGATACACCTTCAACAATGATAGGCATACATCCTTGGAGCAATATATCTGAGACACTCAGCCCTAATGCGGCATGAACTGCATATATTGATGTCGAATGTTTGGGATCTTGTGTTGCCCTTAGATCATCTGATAATACGGTGTGCCCGCTATCATCGACATAGGCTAACTTTACATTATCAATATTGTCTGTATCAACTAAGAAGGGAGAGTGAGTGGTATGTATAATTTGATTGTTTTCTGCCAAACTTTGAAAAAAATGAACTAGATCCTTTTGAGCCAACGGATGCAGGGAGAGCCCTGCTTCATCTAAAAGAAGAATAGCATTTGAGAGAGTTTCTGCTGTCTCCACCAAAAACGTTAGGTAAAAACTTAGAAACCACTGCAATCCTGTGCTTCGAGACTCTAAATCAACTTTGGCAGGGCGCTTCTCATCTGATACCCAGATTTTGAAAGAATATCCGTCTGCACGAAGTGAAAAATCATAGGTTCCTTGTTTCCACCAGTCACGAAATTTTGCAGTTAATTTTGCGGAGGCAGAGTCTAATAAAACAGTTCGCTCATTTTTCTTTGCCGAGAAGTCTTTTAACTGTTCATCGCTAGGGTTGGATACTGGGTTTCCATAACCATCAAGCATAATGTCTTTTCCAAGCTCAAGGATTTCCTGAGGTTTCAAATTGATAAAAGAAAACAGAATGCGCAGTGTCCTAACTTTGGCGGCAGTGGTTCCAGTCAGATCGGTTCTATTCATATCGTTTATTACAGTTGGTAAATAGATTTCAGAGTCCAGATTACCATAGTTCGAATAATAAACGAAGTGGGGAATGGCGGGCTTGAGTGTTTTTGAAAATAATTCCCCAGCATAAATTATATCTTTTTTAGTTAAAATGTTTTTTTCCGTTTCGCAAATATCAAGCAGCGTATCAAAAGAATCTCCATAATTTACTTCTGAAAATGCAGAGAGTTCGTTATACAGATTTATCGCAGCTTCTTTTGTTAGTGTTTCTGTTTTGGCGATGTTTGAAGACAGTTTCTTTACACAGGAAATCAATGCTTCTCGTTGCTCGGCAGGTAATTCCTCTGGAATATTATCTTTACTGAAACTATCCAAAAATTGATGTAGCGCTGCCTGTATCTTTTTTGAAGGACGTTTTTCTTGGATATTTAAGTTGGGGAAATTAAAGAAGTAACGACCGGAATAGTTTCTACAAAAATGTAATGTGTAAAACTCTTTTTCTTCGAAAGGGCCATATTCAACCAGTCTTTCTAAAAGATCTTCATCTTTTGATAGATCCCAATAGGTTTCTATAAAATAAAGCCTTTGGCACGAGTCTTTGAGCTCAGCATATCTTTCTCGCGGAAGATCAGCAAGCAAATTTATCTTTCCATCATCAGTAGCCGGGTTTAACTTCCAAAGAGCTAATAGGATGTTTGACTTGCCAGATTCATTCACACCAATAATATTTGTGATGTCGTTCACATCAACCCATGTGCTATCATCTATGGAACGAAAGTTTTTTACTCTAAAACTGGTTAATTTCATAATAGATATTCCCTTTCACATAGATTTTTGATATAATGAAATCGTTAAGCAATCGTGCTGGGGCATGCAGCACTTTTATGAACCTATGCAGCGCAGCGTGGGAGAAAAAAGTGTGCTAGACGGTTGCTTTTCCTGTTTTATCCCAATATAGCTGTCCTTTTAGGACAGCTTTTTGTATTTTAGAGAGGTCACACCTCTATCCAAAAATATCAAAATCAGGCGGATCCTCCGGCGGTTCCGGCAGCTCTATTGGCGGACTCTCACTCTGCCAATCTGAAAGAAGCTGAGCGTGGTAGAACGCAGATACCCCGCCGCAATGTGTGCAATAGCGTGCATTGGAGGGCAGGGGAGCACCGCAAGCCTGATCAACCGCAAGGACACGATCTCCATGAGGCGAGACAAAGTATCTTCCGGCACAGTAGTTGTACACAGGCGCGCTGCAGATCTTGCAGTAGCGATCCTCTGGATTCAGATCCTCATTGTCGCAGCGGATACAGCGGATAACTTGATTCTGCTCGTTCACGGGGTACTCTCTATATTGCACAACCAGCTCTCCTCTCAAGCCATCGGCCGCCAACACCATCAGTGGAAGCCGCTCATTGAACCATTGTAGACGGTCGTTGCCGCACATCGGGCAGAACTTTGCATCCGTACTGACAAACATGTGCCTACATCGACCGCAGTACTTGGCGTATAGAAAATCAAAAAACTGTTCATGATAAAATCGAAAGTCATTGGAAAAGTAAGGATTATTGCGTCGCTCCTGCATCTTCTGAACGAGCTTCGAACAGACCGTAGCCGCTTCATATGTGATATTGCAAACGCTCTGAATATCATCGATACGAGTGCAGCCAGTGAACACGAACGGGATCGGCGGGCGGATCAGCTCGCCGGCGAACGTGTCAGCTTCTCTCTCCTGCGGGTCATTCTTTCGATTCGTCATATAGCGTGGACGCATACTCACATTCTTCAAGTGACCTAAAGCAATGTGCCCAAGTTCGTGTGCAATCGTGAAATTGATCCGTGCTTTCGGTGTACGGGCGTCATCATAGAAAATAATATAGCTGTCACCGCCGCCCTTGTAGCAAAATCCGTCCACATCCACACGGTTGATTTTTTCTATGATTTCGGTAAATCCGTAGCTGCGTGCCTCGGTATATGAAACAATCCGGATATAAAGATTATTGCAAACAAGGAACGGATTGATTGGCAAAGAGTGAAGATCGGCGGCAAACATCACTTCGCGCGCCCAATAGAAAATCTCAGAGAAACGCAAACACAATCATCCCTTTGGAGTATTCTTCCTTAAAAAAAACTCCGCCATATCCGCCAGCGTCTTCAAGTCCTCGGGCGGAAGTTCCTTCTCTGCGCGTAACAGGATGGACGGCGGGCTTGGGTCTTGCTCATCTCGCCCAAGTAAAGTATCCATATTTACATTGAAGAAATCAGCGAATAGCTCTAATGTTTCAAAGTTCGGCTCACGGCGTCCAGATTCATACATACCGAGGGTACTTCTATTGATACCCGTAGCATTCGCTAATTCTTCTTGCGTAAGGCCTCTGTTTTGGCGCAAGCTTCGCAATACAAGGTGGAAAGGCATGAACACACCTCCTTTTTCTTTGAGTCTATCACAATTCGCGTCAATCTTCAACACGTTTTGTGAAAAAATGTCGCGAAACGTGTTGACACAAAACGCGACAAGTGATAATGTATATGATAAGAATGGAGGGGGGTGATATGGTGTTTAATAGACCACGTATAGCAGAAAGGCTTCGGGACTTACGAGGGCGACGTACAATTAAGGAAGTGTCGAATGCTTGTGGTATCAGCCCTTCGACGCTAAGCATGTACGAGAACGGTGAGCGAGTGCCTCGAGATGAAGTTAAAATCCGTCTCGCAAAGTTTTATTCTGTTTCCGTTGAATCTATTTTTTTTGACTAGATATGTCGCGAAACGTGACAAATAAAAAGGAGGAGCCCTATGAACAACAACCAGAAACACCCGCGCTGCCATGCCCGCACCGTCGCTGAGATCGTACAGGACATCCGGATCACCGCAGCCGCACTCCGTGAAATCTTTGGCATCGAGCGTCATGTCGCAATCAACAAGGCGGTCTGCCTCGCAGAGGAGGCCTACGGACTTGAGATGTCTGCGATCAAGCCGCTTGTCTATGGACCCGTGAAAGGAGTAAATGCATGAACAAACTTCAAATTTTCGAGAGCACCGACTTCGGCACTGTCCGAACGGTACTCATCGACAAAGAACCGTACTTCGTCGGCAAGGATGTTGCAGAGATTCTTGGATATACGAACCCGCAAAAAGCGATTCGTGACCATGTGGACGACGAGGACAGGACGGTGAACGAATCGTTCACCGTCAACGGGACAAAGGGGCTTCTTATCAACGAGTCAGGGCTTTACGCGCTGATTGTCGCCTCAAAGCTCCCTGCTGCGAAGAAATTCAAACGCTGGGTCACGTCCGAAGTCCTCCCCGCGATTCGCAAGACCGGCAGCTACACCGTCCCGAAACTTGAGAAGAACCCGAAGTACCGCACCCGCATGATCGGAACGGCAGTGCGGGATGTCCGCAGCACGGCGGCAGAACTGCAGAAACTCTTCGGCGTCAAGGATGGCATCGCTCTCGCGAAGGCGACGAGCATGATTGAGCGGGCATACGGTGTAGAGATGCCCGAGGTCAAGGAACTCATTCCTCCGGCAGAGCACGACACAGGCTTTCTCAATCCTACCGCAATCGGCGCGAAGCTCGGCATCAGCGCAAAGGATACCAACCTGCTCCTCAAGAATGCGGGTCTCCAGATGAAGATCGGCAAGGAGTGGCGCATCACGAACAAGGGCAAGTGCTACGGTGAGGAGATGCCGTATGAGCGAAACGGTCACAGCGGCTATCAGATTCGCTGGAACGAGTCAGTTGTTGATGCCCTGCGCTGAGAGGAGGGATGCCGCAGCAGTAATTCGCCGGACGGTAGAGGATAATGTGAGGCTAAACAGATAGAACGGAGGTGCAATGATGGATACCGCAGCGATGGAGTCCATCATCGCCAGTGCGATCGAACGCGCAAGCAGATCGGTCGCTGTTGTGAGGGAGCGTCAAACACCAGACGAGCTCCTCACGGTCGTAGAGGTCGCCGAGGTACTCGGCGTTGGTAAGAACTATGCAAATATGCTGGTGCAGTCCGGCATTATTCGGGGCATCAAGCTGAACGGCATGAAGGTACGCCGGCGTGAGCTTGAGCGCTGGATGGCTGCAATGGACGGGATGGACTTGGAGGATCCTCGGAATCCCGTTCCGATCGGGAGAAGGGAGGCGGTCGCATGATGGATGCAATGAAACTCATCGTCGGATGCTGCATCGCAGGGGCGGCGATCCTCTGCTCCGGCGCGGTCAATCCGTGGGAGGACGGCAAGAACGCCGTCCTCATCGAAGAGGTCTACACGGTCAAGCCCGGTGATTCCCTCTGGGGGATTGCCGAGGAGTATATCCAGAAGAACACGGGCACGCGCCGTTATATCTTGGAGTACAAGAGCGGCATCGAGGAGCTGAATCCTTGGCTGCTCGAACGCCACGGGATGATCTATCCCGGAGATAAGTTGACTCTCACATATTGGGTGAAGGGAGACACTGAATGAAGGGAAAGTGGTTTGTGGAAGAATGCTTTTGCTACAGTGGAGATGGCCCATCGCATTGGTATCAAGTCATCCGACTGGTTGATCCTGCTAAAGCAAAAAATAAAGAATACGCGGGTATCTATCGGAAAAAGAGCGAGGCGAATGCCGAGGCAAAGCGCCTAAACAGTGAGGACACGCCATGAGCCGCCCGGGGCGCGGGTGTCTCACCTGCAAACTGGCGAAATGCACAGGCTGTGACAAAATCCAATGCACGCCAGAGGAATCGGCAATGACGCGCTGTGCAGGGTTGCCACGCAAAAATGCACGCACAAAAAAGTCGCTCAGTCCGGTGACTGCCAGACTGAGCGAATACGGTGAAAAACTCTTTCACGCTCATTGTAGCATGAGAATAGGAGACAATGCAATATGGAGATCAAACAGATTCAGCGTCAGTATCGCCGAGATTTTTGGGCAATCTTTCGCTGCGAGGCCTGCGGGTACGAATGTGAGAAGCGGGGCTATGACGATGCAAATTTCCATGTGAATGTTATCCCCAAGATGAAATGCCCACAGTGCGGAAAGACGGAGCAGGAGATCGACCCGAACTACCGACCGCTCACAACGAAGTATCTCGAAGGAATGCAGGTGTAAGACAGGAGATCTGACATGACACATTGTGAAAAGCTCTACAACTATTTCATCGAGCATCCGAAAGCCACGGCTGACGAAGTTATGACTGCGCTCGACTGGGAGCGTCGGCAGGTAAGCCGGTACAAGCACCGGCTCAAGCGGCGCGGATTTATCGATGTGGATCCTGTCGACGGGGTGCAGATGTTGCGCCCCTACCGCGAGGAGGATGACAACAATCCAATCCACGAGTACAAGCAGGACGCTTACCGCCAGGCGGCGGATGCGTGCCTTGACCGCATCCATGATCCTGAGACAACGATCGCGCAGATGATTGAGCTGATCCGCGAGCTGCGGATGATCCTCAAGGCAATTATCCCCGCATAAGGAGGCATACAATGACAAGAACACTATATGACCTTGGTGACGCATTTAACGGCGTCATGGATCTGGTGCTGGATGAGACGATGGATCTCAAAGTGCTCGAGGAATGCCTGCAGTCGATTGAGGCAGACATCGCTGTCAAGTGTGAGAGAGGAATCGGGCTCATCCGTTCGCTCGAGAATCTGCGCGACGGCATGAAGGCGGAAGCAAAGCGCCTTACGGAGCGGCAGCGCGTGATCGACAACCGCATCAGCTCGATCAAGACGTGGTACGCAAAGAATCTCGACGCGATGGGAAAGGATAAGGTCGTCACGGATCGCGGAACGATGCGCGTGCAGAATAATCCGCCCGCTTATCCCCGCGAGCTGTGGAACATGGAGAAGATCCCTGAGACGTACTTCGACATCGTACCACAGCATCTGGAACTGAATATGGATCGAGTCAAGGAGGCGCTGAGGGCAGGGGTTGATGTGCCGGGCGCGTTCCGCACACAGACAAGGGGGCTGCGCATCCAGTGAATATCTTTGAAAAAATCCAAACGATACGCGTCAAGCTCTCTGAAAGTGGACTGAAGAAAGGTAAGAAGAACGAGTACGCGGGCTATACCTACTATGAGCTCGGCGACTTCCTTCCGCGCATCATGCAGCTGTGCAAGGAGCAGAAGATTTTCCCCGTAGTGTCCTTTATGGCAGAGACAGCAACACTCACGGTCTATGACTGCGAGAAGCCCGAGGCAAAGGTAGAGATCACAACGCCGATGTCGACGGCGCAGCTTAAGGCGTGTCATCCGGTGCAGAATCTCGGAGCGGTGCAGACGTATCTCCGGCGTTATCTCTACATTGCGATGTTTGAGATTGTGGAGTCGGACAAGATCGAGGCGGTGACGGGCAAGGATCCCGTTGCACCCGCCGTACCCGCATCCACGACAGAATCACCAAGCGGTCGCGCATTCCGCTGCGATATCAATAAACCGGCGCGTGAGGAGCTTGTCCGTCTCTGGCAGTTCATGGGATGGGACACGGCGAATATCGAAAACTATCTTGCCACGCGAGCACTCAATATGAATACATCACAGACGCCCGCGTTCTTTCAGAAGGTCTTGCAGGAGCAGATCAAGTTCTGCATCACGGAGTCGCGCAAGGGAACACCGGGCTATGCGGGGCGGCTGTTTGATGACGGCTACCCGTTCCAATAAGAAAGGAGTATTCCAATGAATGTATCATTTTTTGGCCGACTGACCAAGGCACCCGAGGTCAAGACAAACCAGATGGGAACAACATACACGGCGTTCACTGTTGCAACGCAGGTGCAGGCAAAGGGGCAGGACGGCAAGGCAAAGACGCTCTTTATCGATGTGTCGGCGTTCGGCAAGCAGGGCGAGAATATCGTCAAATACTTCACCAAGGGCAGCCGTATTGTGATTCATGGGGATATCTTCGATGCTCGTGCATGGGTCGGCAACAATGACAATCAGCCACACTTCAGCATGAACGTCACGATGAATGGCTTTGACTTTGTAGACACGCAGGCAGAATCGGCAGCACGTCAGCAGGGCGCGGCACCGGCACAGGTACCGCAGGTGCCTCCCGCACAGGCAGTGCCTGCAGGGTATGCGCCGCAGATCCCGCCGCCGATGCAGACGGGTGCGGTACCGTGGGCACCGCCCGCATACGGGGGACAGCCGCAGCAGGGACTTGCATACGGTGCTCCTGCGCAGCCCGCACCTGCGCAGAACTACGCAGCGGCTCCATACTAAAACGCTATGGATATCAGCCTCAGATCATACCAACAACAGCTGATTGATGACATCGGGTATGAGTTCTCCGAGGGGCGGCGGCGGGTGTGCGCTGTGGCTCCCTGCGGCGCGGGCAAGACGATTATGACGGCATGGATGGCGCGCGGCACAGCACTTTCGGGGCGGCGCGCTATTTTCATGGTGCATCGGCAGGAACTCATCGAGCAGACGTCTGCGACGTTCACGGCAATGGGCATCCGTCACGGGCTGATCGCAGCGGGAACGGCGAAGGAATATGATCTGCCCGTGCAGATCGCCTCGGTGCAGACGCTCACCCACCGTCTGCATGAGGTGCAGCCGCCCGATCTTTTGATCTGCGATGAGTGTCATCATATCGTTGCCAATACGTACCGTAGAATTTTGGAGCATTTCACCGCTGCCTATGTGCTCGGCGTGACGGCGACGCCGGAGCGGATTGGCGGGCAGGGGCTCGGTGATATATTTCAGTCGCTTGTGCTCGGACCAACCGCCGCAGAGCTCATCGCCGCCGGCAATCTGACGCCATATGACTACTACGCGCCGCCCTCGAAGTTTGATCCTGCTGCAGCGCATGTGCGTTTTGGAGAGTATGTCAAGAATGATCTCATCCACCAGATGGACGACGCGGATGTGATCGGCGACATCGTGAAGAACTATCAGAATCTCGCCGCGGGGAAACGCGCCATCTGTTACTGCATCAACAGGGCGCATAGCGAGCATGTTGCGGAATCGTTTCGCGCAGCGGGTATCCCTGCAGCACACATCGACGGAGAGACACACAAAGCCGTCCGCGTGCGTACCATCGAAGATTTTCGCCTAGGAAAGATTCAGATTCTATGCAACGCGGAACTTCTCGGCGAGGGCTTTGACGTTCCGGCAATGGAAGCAGTCATTCTTGCACGGCCAACAGCATCACTGACACTCTATATCCAACAGAGTATGCGTCCGCTGCGGCCGGATCCCAACAATCCCGAAAAGCGTGCGGTCATCATCGACCATGTCGGCAATGTGTTTCGGCACGGTATGCCGGATGAGGATCGGGAATGGTCACTTGAAACGAAGAAAAGGAAAACGCGTGCCATGGCAATCAAAATATGCCCTGCCTGTTATACGGCGGTGCCGAGCACAGCGTGCGTCTGTCCCTGCGGACATATATTTGCCTCAGCACCCGAGGAGCGAACATTTACCGAGAAGGATGGCACGCTCATGAAGATTGAGGAGATCAAGCGCAAGAAGAGACAGGAGGTCGGCAGTGCGCGCAGCGTCGCAGACCTCACGGAGATTGCCATAAAGCGCGGCTACTCGCTGCGCTGGGTGTCGCGCATGGCAGATCTGAAACGACTGAGAGGATAACGTATGAAGAAATCAGAGCATGAGATACAGAATGAGATCCGCGTCGCGGTCGGTACGACGCAAGCGGCAACGCTTTTCCGCGCAAACGTCGGCAAGGCGTGGACGGGCAATAAGGTTGTGTGCTGCGATAATATGATTATGCTGTCTTGCGCGCGGCCCTTTTCGACGGGGCTTCCCATCGGCTTTCCTGACCTTTTCGGCTTTCGTACGGTCGAGGTGACGCCAGAGATGGTCGGCAAAAAGCTCGCTGTCTTTGCCTTCCTCGAGGTAAAAAAGCCCGGCGGACGCACGAGCCGTGCGCAGGAAAAGATGCACGCATTCCTGCATGAGGCGGGCGCCGTTGGTGGCATTGCCCGCTCTGCCGAGGAGGCAATCAAGCTGCTGCGCCACCTATGAATCCGATCGGCTGAAACGAGGTGAGTGTCATTGACACGATAGAATTTTTCCGTGCACTCTATCCGGAGGATGCACAAGGACATACCTATCTCTGGACGATGCCGGATAAGCGGACGCAAGTGTTTGCCGCCGCTGCGCACGCTGAGATGGCACAGGCGGCGCGAAAGACAGGGGACACGGGCAAGGATGTCTATTTTTCCGTTGGCGTGTCTGAGCGGCCGTTTCGGGCGCATGAACGAGCAAAGAGTGCGGATATTGTCGCCATTCCTGCCCTCTGGGTGGATATCGATATCGCAGGTGACGCTCATGCCGCGAAGTCCCTGCCGCCGGACTATGCGGCGGCGCGTGCGCTCCTGCCGGAGATGCTGGATCCGTCAATCGTTGTGGACAGCGGGCATGGGATTCATGCGTACTATGCCTTTCGTGAACTTCTGGACACACGCACGGATGCGGAGCGTCATACTGCTGAGGATCTGCTGCGGCGCCTGCAGGGGGCTGTGCGTGCACGTGCAGCGGAACATGGATGGCAAGTGGATAGCGTCCCCGATCTCTGTCGTGTGCTGCGCGTCCCTGGCACACTGAACCGCAAGGGCGGCGGAACGGTGCCCTGTGTGGTCGCGGAGTACTCCGAGGGGCTGCGCTACAATGCAGAGGACTTCGACATTTTGCCGCCCGTGGAAGCAGTCAGCAAAACGGAGCGAACAGAGACTTTTGAGCGACGGCCAACGGACGGAGATGCGCAGCTGATGCTCGAAAGCTGCACGTTTCTCCAGCACTTCCAACAGAACTATAAAACACTGCCGGAGCCAATCTGGAAGGCAGCGTGTACGAATCTCATGCGCGGTGTGGGCGGCGAGGAAATCATCCTGCCGCTCGTCAAGGAATGGCTCGGTGCGAAGTTCAATGAAGATGATACACGCAAGAAACTCGCGCACTATCTGAACGAGTGCACGCCGCAGACCTGCGCGCACATTCAATCGGAGCTGGGGTTCAAGGGATGTGCGGACTGTCCAGGCATCAAGTCGCCCTGCGCATGGTCACTTGGCAAGGTGCCGCAGGCAATCGCAAAGCTTCGGCAGATCGCACTGCCGAATGCAGAGAATACACTGAATGAGGAGACGCTTGGTGCACTTGCGCTGGTCAAGAAGGAAAACAGCCTGGAATATACGCGCTTTAAGGAGCGCTGCAAGGGAAATGTGAATCTCAATGACCTGCAGCGCGAGGTAAAGCGCGTGCAGGCATCGCAGGCAGGGCTTTCGGTGGTCGAGGGTGGCGCACTCGGGACGGGGCAGAAACTCAGCGATATACGCACATGCGCGCTCGTGCCGGACACACCGCTCGATCTTGCAATCCCTGCAAATTTTTCCTACGGTGCAGATGGCGTTTATGAGGTGCGTATGACGGAGATGGGGCAGGTTCAGCGGCTCGCTGCAGGAACGCCCGTCATCATCTCAGAAAAGCAGTACAACGTCGATACACAGACGGAGAAAATACAAATCTCGTTCCGCTATTACGATCACTGGGTGCATACGATCTGCAAGCGGTCGGAAGCGTTTTCTTCGCGTAATATCATCGCACTCACGGATCGCGGACTGAATACATCGAGTGAGTCGGCAAAGTATCTGGTGAAATATCTCCAAGCCCTTGAGGCGGCGAATCCGAATATTCCGCTCGTTCATGCCGTCTCCAAGATCGGCTGGCGGCCGTACGGACTGAGTGAGTTTGTCATTCCATCATCGAGCAGATACCGGGTGGATATGGATGACGATGGCGAGCTCTCCGCTGCATTCACATCGTGCGGGACACTCGCCGCATGGCAGGAGGCGGCGCAGGAGATCCGAAAGCACACTTTCGCACGTTTTGTTCTGGCGGCTGCGTTCGCGACCCCGCTTCTACGCATTTGCAAGAACCGCAACTTCATGATTTATTTCTGGGGCACATCGGGCGGCGGCAAGACGGCGGCGCAGCGATTTGCGCTCACGGTCTGGGGCAATCCGACGCGGCTGATGAAATCGTTTTATGGGACAACGAACGGACTTGAACGCGCTGCCGAGTACAGCAACGACTTCCCGCTCGTCATCAATGAGCGGCAGGTCATGATGGGGAACAATAAGCAGGAAGCATTGGAGAGTCTCGTCTATATGCTCGAGGGTGGGCACGGTAAGGTGCGTGCGAGTAAGTCCGGCATCCGAAAGACGGCGACGTGGCGCACAATCGCAATGACGTCGGGGGAAGAACCATTGTCGAAGGAGTCGAGCATTCAGGGCGTCAAGACGCGCCTCATCGAGCTGAATACCTATCCGGTACTGCCGGAGCAGGCGGCAAAAATGGTCTATACAATCGACGAGGAGCAGCACGGCACGGCGGGCAGGGCGTTCATCGCGCGTCTCCTCCAGGATGCAGGGACAGAGTACGCGGAGATTCTGGCGGCGCGGCAGGCACTTATCAATCGCCTGCGCGTGGAGTGTCCCGATCATTTCGAGCCGCATATCGACAACGTGGCGACAGTCGCCATCGCGGATATGCTGGCGAGTATGTGGCTGTTCGGCGAGTCGCCCGAGGCGGCTCAGCAGGGCGCCTATGATATGGCAATTGCCATTATGGGCGAACAGGCAACCAAGCAGGAGATCTCCGATACGCGGCGTGCGTGGGATTTTGTGGATGAGTGGATTGTCAGTAACTGGCAGCATTTCAGCAACGACAATGGATACGACTCACGTGCCAAGCTATCACCGGAATACGGGTTCATCCGCAGTGGATATGTCAATGTGTACCCGATGTATCTGCGTGCGGCACTCGATGATGCGGGCTTTTCGTCGAATAAGTTTCTCAAGGAGTTTGCTGAGAGCGGGCTGATCTGTTCGACACCTGAAAAAGGAAAATGTCGATTTACAAAACGGGTCAGCTATGGAGGCGCAAAGATTCATGTTGTGCAAATTCCACAGGAAATGAAGCACCTTTTATGAATTTATGGGAACTATGGGAACCCTGTGGGAACCATTGTGGGAACCGCAAAAATCCAGTATTTGCAAGGGGTTGCGGTATATATAAGAGAGAGTTCCCACAGTTCCCACATAATATATATATACTATGTAACCACCCTTACTATGGTATATAGGGTATAAGGGGGGTATAAAAAGTTTATATATATATGTCGAAATCCGTGGGAACTGTGGGAACTATTGCCCCTAAAGCCTTGCGGCTCTAAGGAAAGTGCGGTTCCCGCAAGCCTAAAAAATCGTGGGTACTGTGTGTGGGAACAGCTTTTTCAGCGGGAACCCTAGTTCATTCGGAGGTAGTTTTATGGACTATTTCGAACATGTGAAGCCAAAAGCACAGGCGCAGCCGAAAATGTCAGACACAAGTCCGTATATGTCCATGATCGAACGCATTGAGCAGCGCGCTTATGCAATGCTTGAACGTGAGGAGCAGCGGACAACGAACTATGCGTGCGTGGATCCATCCGCAGATATTTCGCCGGCGGACTCGGAGATCTGGATTATCCTGCTCAGCAAGGCGCGTGAGATCGACAAGGAATTTTATGCGCGGCTCTATTATATTCGCGGAGGTGGGACGCAGCTTGTACGGCATCCGCAATGGGGCTATGTACTGCGGCCGATCATTACAGGCGATAATGCGAGCGGTTGGCTGAGCATGGAGCAATACGAGTCTGAAAAGCATTGCCTGGATGGCTATGTGCAGCAGCTTGTCAGTCTCCTTCGGATGATTGCGTATGATGACGCTGCGTAATGAAATGATTTCGCTGCATAAATGCAGCGCTTTGAGGGAGGAGCAGAATGACAGAACAGAAATATCCGCAGAGCGCGGAGATAAACGAATACCGATACATTGATTTTGAGTGGCTGGATGAAATCGCGGAGGGGTTGACAGCAGGAGCAGAAAAGCATCCGGGCGAAACGTGGCGGAGTATCCCCGCAGAGGAGCATGCGGCGAGAGCTCTGCGGCATCTCTCGATGTGGCTCGCTGGTGATCGGAGTGACAGCCATATCATCAACGCGAGTATGCGCTGCATGATGGCGCGCGTAATGGAAAGGGAGGAGGATCAGAACTACGATCCCGAGGAGATTGATGCGCTCAGGGAGGAGAACAAGGCTCTGTGGGCGGAGCTGAGGAAATGGATACGCTCGGATTGCTACGAGAAAGAGGAAAAGCGGAATGAAGCAAATACTTGACGCATGTTGCGGGAGTAAGATGTTTTGGTTCGACAAGGAGAATCCGTATGTCGCGTTTTGTGATATACGGGAAGTACCGCGACATGAATTTTATCCGCACCGTTACATCGAGATTAGCCCTGATACAGTATGTGATTTTCGGCATCTGCCGTTTACGGATTCGAGTTTTTATCTTGTAGTGTTTGACCCGCCGCACCTTACGAGCGCAGGTCCAAAATCGTGGATGCGGCTCAAGTATGGGTGTCTTGACAAGGATTGGCCGCAGGTGCTTCATGATGGATTTTGGGAGTGTATGCGCGTATTGAAACCGTATGGAACACTTGTGTTTAAGTGGAGCAATGTGGAGATTCCGTTGCGTGAGGTGCTGGCGGCGATAGGTGCGACGCCTCTTTTGGGACATCGTAGCGGAAAGAACATGAACACGCATTGGATGTGCTTTATGAAATTTCCGGAGGAACAACAACCACAACCAAAAAAATACGGTTGAAAGTATCGAATATTAACCAAAAACGGGAAAATATGACAACTATCTATGCGAAAAACGTGATGAAGGAGTGGAGATTATGGATAAGAAATACGCCTACATCTACGATCTTTACGGTGCGGGATATTGGACTGGTTTTGTAAGTGTTGAGGATGCTCTTGCGGCGGCGCGAAAGCGTAAGCCGGAAGCGAAGACTATCTGTATTTTCGAGACGGAGGAGTTTGTACCTTATGTTCGGCATGGTACTGTCATTAATCAATTGCAAGAGGATATCGAAAATGAATGCGCACAGCGCTATCCGTCCTATTTTGAAGACCTGCTGGAATATGGGGGATTTTTCGACGATGTGTCGCAAGAGGATAAAGATATGTTGAGTGACATGCTCACGGCGACATTTGTATGTTGGGCAAAGCAGCGCGGCATTGAATACGGGGTAGATATTCCGGTCATGTTACTCGGCTTATACAATCTGCAAACAGGAAAGCCTATAGAGGAGAAATCCAAATGAACACATGGATAGGCATCGGGCGTCTTGTGCGAGACCCCGAGGTGCGGTACACGCAGAGCGGGAAGGCAGTATGCCGATTTACGCTTGCGATTGACAGACGCAGGAGCACGGACGGCAAGCAACAGGCGGATTTCATATAGTGCGTTGCGTGGGAAAAGACAGCGGAGATCATCAGTCAGTATGTCTCAAAGGGACAGAAGAGCGCAGTCGAGGGGCGCATCCAGACGCGCAGCTATGACGCGCAGGATGGAAGCAAGCGCTATGTGACAGAGGTTGTTGTCAACAGTATGGAGTTCTGCGAGAGAAGAGACACGGGCAGCAGTACTGGGCGTGCGGATGAGTACCCCGGGGCGGTTGTGCCTGATTCGGATATTCCGTTTTGAAGGAGTGGGCAAATTGTATATCTACGGATTCGGCGAAAATGGAGAACGCGGACAGGGATATTTTAAGAGCATTGCAGAGGCTCTGGATGATGCGCGAAAGAATGCTGACGAAGATAAGATGGTCAACATTGGACGGGAGGATGTGTTTGAGTTTCGTGTAGATGGTCAAGCGGTGCTCGATCAGATTGATGATGATATAGACGCGGAAGGGATAGAGGTTGATTTCTTCTGGTCTTTGAATATTCCGAAAGATGGCATAGAGGATTTATCCGCAATGCTTACAAAAACATTCCGTGAATGGGCAGATAAGCACGGATATGCAAGACATATAAAGTATTGTACGGACTGCAAAGAATATGACCTCACAACGGGGGAACCGGTGTAGACGATAAAAAAAGAGCGGTTATGTGCCGCTCTTTTGGTGCGCATAGACATGAGAAACAAGGGGGGAAGCAGAATGGTTGAAATCAAACAAGTGCGGGCGTATCTCTGGCGTGTCCATGATATAGAGCGGGATCTGAAACTGCTTGAACAGGAGTATGAACAAGCAAAAGCTAATATCTTGCATCTGAAAGCGATCCAGTATGACACGAATAAGGTCAGCGGAGGAAAGATTGGCGATCTTTCCGATGCAATCGTAGCGTTGGAGAAATACGCGGAGGAGATCAACATTCAGTTGGATTGCTTGATTGCATTGCGAAAAGAGGTAAGAGTTCAGATTGAGCAGATACCGGATGGGCGCTATCGTGCGATATTGCTGGGGCGATACCTCTGCGGGCAATCATGGGAACAGGTGGCTGTCGGTCTCGGGTACACCTATCGGCATGTGCTGTGGATGCACGGCAAAGCATTGCAGAGTTTTGCTGTCTTCGGAAAGCTCTCATAGAATCTCACATACGACCTGTGCTATAGTATAGGCTGAGAAACATAAGGGCACAGCTGCGGCGGTGCTCTTTTTGTATGCGATGAAAACGGTAAGAAGGGAGGTGGTGCAGATGCCGAGAAAGCCGAAACGACCATGCCGCATGTCGGGCTGTCCGAATCTCACAGACCGAAAAAGCGGCTATTGTGACGTTCATGAGAAGCCGATGCAGCGGCATTATGACCGCTTCACACGCGGGTACGACCGGCAGGAGAGATACGGGGGCTCGTGGAGACGGATTCGCGATCGGCACATAGCACTCCATCCGCTCTGCAAGCAGTGCAAGGAGCAGGGCAGATACGTCCGCGCAACGCTCGTTCATCACATCAAAGAGATTGCTGACGGCGGCACGCATGACGAAGAGAATTTGATGTCGCTCTGCGTATCGTGTCATGAGCGGATGCACCGGCGTGGCAGTGGCGACCGCTAGACCCCCTAGGGGGCGGTGAAATCTCTAAAAACGCATTGCTTTGCGACCGGTGCTGGGGCATACGTGAAAAAATGGTAAATCAAACGGGGTATTAAAAAATGGGGTGAGAAGATGGCGCGGGACGGTACGAACCGTGGCGGCAGACGCCCCCGCGCCGGAAGAAAACCGCAGGTACTGTCGGATAAGGTCGCGGACGGGCAGACGGCAAATGTTTTGGAATTTCCGGGAGTGGATCTCGGCAGTGCTGACGGCATGAAGGCGGCAGATCTATGCGGCACTGACATGCCGCGTCCAAGTGCATATCTGTCGGCATGTCAGAAGGATGGAAAGACGCTCGGTGCAGACGATATTTTCCGTGAAACGTGGCAGTGGCTCAAGGAGCGCGGGTGTGAACGTCTTGTGAATCCTCGGCTCATCGAGAGCTATGCACAGGCGTTCGCTCGCTATATCCAATGCGAGGAGGCTGTGAGTCAATACGGTCTGCTCGGCAAGCATCCGACCACGGGCGGCGCGATTGCAAGTCCGTTTGTACAGATGGCATTGTCGTTCCAGAAGCAATCCAATCTGCTTTGGTATGAGATCTTCGACATTGTAAAGCAAAACGGCACGACAAACTTCAGCGGCTCGGCGCAGGAAGATCCTATGGAGAGATTACTGCGGACGCGCATGCAAAAGTAGGAAGGTGACTCTTTGCGGAAATTGACGGACTACAAACCAACAAAGTTCATGGCAGAGGAATCCCACTATGACAAAGCTGCTGCGGATTATGCTGTGGGATTTATTGAGTGCCTTTGTCACACGAAGGGGACGTGGGCAGGAAAGCCTTTCGAGCTCATTGATTGGCAAGAGCGCATCATTCGCGACCTCTTTGGCGTGCTGAAGCCGAACGGCTATCGACAGTTCAACACGGCATATATCGAGATTCCGAAGAAACAGGGAAAAAGTGAACTTGCCGCCGCCATAGCGCTACTTCTCTGCTGTGGTGATGGGGAGGCTGGAGCAGAGGTATATGGTTGTGCTGCTGATCGGCAACAGGCAAGCATCGTGTTCAAGGTTGATGCTGACATGGTGCGTATGTGTCCAGCACTCAACAAGCGGGTGAAAATCCTTGCTTCGCAGAAGCATATGAAATACCTGCCAACAAACAGCACCTATCAGGTACTCTCGGCAGAAGCTTATACGAAGCATGGGTTCAATATTCACGGCGTTGTATTTGATGAGCTTCATACACAGCCGAATCGCAAGCTCTTTGACGTTATGACGAAAGGCTCCGGCGATGCGCGAATGCAGCCGCTCTACTTCCTCATCACTACGGCGGGGACAGATACACAGTCCATCTGCTACGAGACGCACCAGAAAGCGAAGGATATTCTGGAAGGGCGAAAGATTGATCCGACCTTCTATCCAGTGATCTACGGGGCTGAAGTCGATGAGGACTGGACGGATCCCGCAGTGTGGAGAAAAGCGAATCCATCGCTCGGGATTACAGTTGGTATGGATAAGGTACAGGCGGCCTGTACTTCTGCGATGCAGAATCCTACTGAGGAAAACAGCTTCCGCCAACTTCGTCTGAATCAGTGGGTCAAGCAGTCTGTGCGCTGGATGCCGATGAACAAATGGGATGCGTGTGCCGCTCCTGTGGATGCAGAGGCACTGGAAGGCCGCCTATGCTACGGCGGACTCGACCTTTCGTCCACGATGGACATCACGGCATTCGTTCTGGTGTTCCCGCCAATGGAGGAAGATGAGTCGTTTGCCATCCTTCCATACTTCTGGATTCCCGAGGAGAGCATTGACCTGCGTGTGCGGCGCGACCACGTTCCGTATGACTTGTGGCAGAGGCAGGGCTTTCTTATGACCACCGAGGGGAATGTGGTGCATTATGGCTTCATCGAGGCGTTCATTGAGAAACTGGGCGAGAAGTACAACATCCGCGAGATTGCCTTTGACCGATGGGGCGCGGTGCAGATGGTGCAGAATCTTGAGGGGATGGGGTTCACTGTTGTCCCATTCGGGCAGGGCTTCAAAGATATGAGTCCACCGACCAAGGAGCTGATGAAGCTGACGCTGGAAAAGAAAATAGCGCACGGTGGGCATCCCGTCATGCGCTGGATGGCAGACAATATCTTCATTCGCACCGATCCTGCGGGGAACATCAAGGCGGACAAGGAAAAATCTACAGAGAAGATTGACGGCGTGATTGCACTCATCATGGCGCTCGACCGTGCGATCCGCTGCGGAAATGACCTCTCGGAATCTATCTACGATACGCGCGGCATACTGGTGTTCTGAAAGGAGTGATGCGCATGAATTTTTTCAGCAGATTTTTTCGATCGAGGGACAAGCCGCAGAATTTACTGGGCGGTCTGACTTTTTTGTTCGGACAGACGGCTGCGGGAAAGGTTGTCAACGAACGCTCTGCGATGCAGACGACGGCAGTCTACGCATGTGTGCGTATTCTCGCCGAGTCCATTGCAGGGTTGCCGCTTCATGTCTACGCCTATCACGGGCAGAGAAAAGAGCGAACGCCGATGCATCCGCTCTATCGGCTATTGCACGACGCACCAAATCCAGAAATGACGAGTTTCGTGTTCCGCGAAACACTTATGGCACATCTGCTCCTGTGGGGCAATGCCTATGCGCAAATTCTTCGTGATGGCAGAGGACAGGTTGTCGGACTCTATCCGCTGTTGCCCGATCGGATGGATGTGAACCGAGACAGCCGTACGGGTGAGCTGTACTATCTCTACACGCGAAACGCCGAGGAAAATCCAAACTTCAAAGGTGCAGGGCAGATTCGTCTGAACCGGATGGATGTGTTGCATATTCCGGGACTCGGTTTCGATGGTCTTGTCGGGTATTCTCCCATTGCTATGGCAAAAAACGCCGTCGGAATCGCACTTGCAACGGAGGAATATGGTGCGACATTCTTTCAGAATGGGGCACGCCCCGCAGGTGTGCTTGAACATCCCGGTGTACTCAAGGATCCGTCGAAGCTGCGCGAGAGCTGGCAGTCCATCTACGGCGGTACGAAGAATGTAGGCAGAATCGCTGTCCTTGAGGAAGGTGTGAAGTATCAGCAGATTGCCATACCACCCGAGGAGGCGCAGTTCCTTGAAACGAGGAAGTTCCAGATCGATGAGATTGCGCGGCTCTATCGCGTGCCGCCGCATATGGTCGGAGACTTGGAGAAATCCTCGTTTTCGAACATTGAGCAACAATCTCTCGAGTTCGTGAAATACACACTGAACCCGTGGGTAGTACGTTGGGAGCAGTCTCTTCAAAAGGCATTGCTGACGGAGAAGGAGCGGAAGGATTACTTCATTCGCTTCAACGTGGATGGGTTGTTGCGCGGGGACTACAAGAGCCGCATGGAGGGATATGCCATCGGGCGGCAGAACGGATGGCTATCAGCGAACGACATCCGCAGCCTTGAGGACATGAATCCTATCAATGCAGACGAGGGCGGCGATCTCTATCTCATCAACGGAAATATGACGAAACTCGAGGATGCGGGACTCTTTGCAGGTCAGCCACAGAAAGGAGAGGGCAATGAAACGTAAATTTTGGAACTGGGTGCGGAACGAGGGAGAGAAGCGAACGCTTCTTCTCGATGGTGAGATTTCAGATGAGACGTGGTGGGGCGATGAAGTCACACCTCAGATGTTCCGTTCCGAGCTGAATGCCGCCGAGGGAGATATTGACCTCTGGATCAACTCGCCGGGCGGCGACTGCTATGCGGCGGCACAGATCTACAATATGCTCATGGAGTATAAGGGAAATGTCACCGTTAAGATTGACGGGATTGCCGCCTCTGCCGCATCCGTTGTCGCTATGGCAGGATCGAGCGTCGAGATTTCTCCCTTGGGGATGCTCATGATCCACAATCCCATGACCGTCTCCATCGGTGACACTCATGAGATGGAGCGGACGATCACGTTCCTTGCCGAGATCAAGGAGAGCATCATCAACGCCTATGAACTCAAGACGGGGATGTCCCGTGCGAAGATTTCACGGCTGATGGATGCCGAGACGTGGATGAATGCAAAGAAAGCAGTGGAGCTTGGATTTGCAGATTCCGTTCTCTATGCGGACGTTCAGCGTCCTGTGACCGAAGTGGCAGACGGGCTGATCTTCTCCCGCGCTGCCGTCACGAACTCCCTGCTCTCCAAGATCGGGCAGGGGAAGACGAGGAATCATGTCGATGCGGAGCCGCTGAAAAGGCGGCTCTTTTCTATGGCACATTGAAGGAGGACTATTTATGGACAAGGTTTTGGCAATGCGCGAGAAGCGCGCCGCTCTCTGGGAGAACGCAAAGGCTTTTTTGGAAGAGCATGCGCATGACGGTCGACTCTCGGCCGAGGATGCAAAGACGTATGAGAAGATGGAACAGGAGGTACTTGCGCTCGGCAAAGATATCGAGCGTATGGAGCGTCAGGCAATTCTCGACGCGCAGCTTTTGCAGCCGACGACGACGCCAATCACGAACACGCCGAATGGAAGTGTCGGCGCAGAAAAAACGGGCAGGGCGAGTGATGCGTACCGTGAGGCGATGCTCCGTGCCCTCCGCTCGAAGTTTCAGCGGGTTGACAATGAGCTCATCGAGGGGACGGACGCGAGCGGCGGCTATCTTGTGCCGGAGGAGTATGACCACCGTCTGATCGATGTACTGCATGAGGAGAATGTGCTGCGCCCGCTTGCGACGACGATCACGACGAGCGGCGAGCACAAGATCAACATCACGGCGACGAAGCCCGCTGCGGCGTGGATTGATGAGGGGGCGGCGCTGACCTTCGGAGACGCAACGTTCGCGCAGATGATTCTCGATGCGCACAAGCTCCACGTCGCGGTCAAGGTGTCGGAGGAGCTACTGTATGACAATGCGTTCAACCTCGAGCACTATCTAATCACCGAGTTCGGCAAGGCGCTTGGCGACAAGGAGGAGGAGGCATTCCTGCTCGGCGATGGGGCGCATAAGCCGACGGGGCTTTTGGAGGCGGCGCACGCACTCGAGACGGAGGAAGCGAAGCTCAAGGCAGATGAGCTGATTTCGCTGGTCTACGCACTGAAGCGTCCCTACCGCAAGAACGCGGCATTCATCGCGAACGATCAGACGCTTGCGGCGATCCGCAAGCTGAAGGATGCAAACGGCGTCTATCTCTGGCAGCCGTCGTATCAGATGGGCGAACCTGACCGCATTTTCGGCTATCCTGTCTATACGACGCCCTATATGCCGATCGTGGAGGCGGGGAAGATTGTTCTGGCGTTCGGCGACTATTCCTACTACAACATCGGGGATCGCGGCGTCCGCTCCATGCAGGTTCTCAAGGAGCTCTTTGCCGAACACGGCATGGTCGGTTTCGTTATGAAGGAGCGCGTGGACGGAAAGCTGGTGCAGAAGGAAGCCGTGCAGGTGCTGAAGATCAAGGCGTAAGCTGCGGCGGCAGAGGGGAGGTGGTTCTATGCTTGTGCCGCTTGAGGAGGTCAAGCAGTACCTTCGCATTGATGGAAACGACGAGGATTTGCTTCTTTCGAGCTTTGCAGAGACGGCAGAGCAGCTTTGTACGGCGCTCCTGCGCGTAAAGGATCTGTCGGAGGTGGAGGATAGTGCTGTCGTACGGATTGCGATTCTCTACGCAGTATCCTATCTCTACGAACACAGGGAGGAAGCCGACCACAGGGGGCTTGCGCTGACACTGCGGTCGCTCCTCTTCGGCGTGCGGAAGGAGGGCTTTTAGGTGAGAGTGTCGATGAGCGAGCTGCGGCATCGCATCACCATCCTTCGTCCCGTTGCGGATACGGACGAGGAGGGAAATATTCTCTCCTCTCCTGTGGTGGAGGTCGAAAAGGCGTGGGCGCTCGTTCTGCCGTTTGCCGCGAAAATCTCGGACGGGTATGCGGAGAAGGTGCAGGAGGTGGATTACCGCGTCGTTATCCGCTACCGCACAGATGTACAAGTGACGGATCGTGTCCGTTGGGGTAATAAAACACTCACGCCGATTGCGCCACCGTATCCGCTCGGCGGGAAGAAGCGATGGCTTGTTATAGAATGCAGGGAGTTGGTGGAGGATGGCTAGATACCGAGGATTCGTCTCTGCCGAAAAGATTCTCTCGGAACTCGGCGCGGAGACGACGGCTGCGGCAAAGGAAGCCCTCGCGCACGGCGCAGACGATGTGGTTGCAGAGGCAAAGAACCGCTGTCCCGTCTATACGGGATCAGATAAGCGCGTGATCAAAGGCGCGCTGCGGGATTCCATCCACAAACGTCTGCGACGAAAGGACGGCTCTGTTTGGAGGATCGCAGCAGATGCAGAGTCTCAAGATGGTGTATTCTACGGCGTGCTCGTTGAGTTCAGCCCGCGCATCAACCGACCATTCCTCTATCCCGCGCTCGATGCCAAGGAGGACGGGATTCGTTCTGCTATCGTCGATGCCGTGCGGTCTGCCATTCGGAGGCGGGGGAAATGAGCACGGCACGGATGGTGTATCAAGCACTTGTGCGTTCAAAGGAGCTGACGCAGCTTCTCGCTCACGGAAAGAAGAGCATCTATCACGGGCGCAGTCCCAATGCGGGGACGTATCCGATTCTCGTCTACTCCGTCATTTCCGACGTGCCTGCGCTCTCGGCAGACGGCACGGAACTGGAACGCCGAATCACGGTGCGTATCCACATTCTGACGAAGGATGGGAGATTCGGAGAGATTCATCGCGCCGTGCAGAACGTGCTCTTGCCGCTCGGCTTTGTCCGTGTGCAGACGCAGGAACTTGTCGAAAAAGATATATTCGTGGAAATCACAGACTATAAAACAGCAGTGGAGGGAGAATAAAATGCCAAGTCCAACACCGGCAACAAAGCCCGCAGGGAATCTGACGAGCGGGCAGTTCATCAACATCCAGAAACTTCATATCGCAAAGATGCTCACCGATGTAGCAGGAGGGGCGGCGACCTACGAAGCTCCGATTCCGCTCGGGAAGCTCCTGCGCAAAGTGGACATCAAGCCGCAGACGAATCAGGCGGAGCTTTTTGCCGACGGGCAGTCCGTAGATACGGCATCCAATACCGCATCCTATGACCTTACCTTCGATACTGCCGCGCTTCCTTTGGAATACACAGCCTACCTTTTGGGACACAGTATTGAAAACGGCGTGATGAAGGCGGGCAAGGACGATGTCGCTCCGTACTTCGCCGTCCTCTTTCAGTCGGATAAGAGGAACGGCAAGAAGAGGTACACCAAGTTCTACAAAGTCCAATTCACGGAACCCTCCGAGAGCGGCAACTCGAAGCAGGGGAGCATCCAGTTCGACACACCGACGCTCACGGCAAAGGCAATATACCGTCTCTCGGACGGGCTGTCCTACGCCAAGGCTGACGAGGAGGCAGCGGGCTTTGCCGCAGAGACAGGCTCGAAGTGGTACGAGCAGGTCTGAGGGAGGACACGATGGATACGCCGAAACTGCATATTGCGGGCAGGGAGATCACGCCAAACCCTCCAAAGATGAAGGTTTGGCGCGAGTTCCTTGCCTTTTTTGATGCCGACAAGAAGGACATGAATCTTGAGGACTTTCTGGATGCACACGTCCGATTGATCGTCCTCGGCTTCGGACGGGAGGAAGTGACAAGGGAATCCGTGGAGGAGAATGTGGATGTCGCAGATATTGTACCACTGACACGTGCGCTTTTCCGATGGATTCAGTCGCTGACCTTCTCCAAACTGGTGAACCTCCCAAACGGAAAGACGGGGAAAGAGGCGTAGTTCTTTCTCCGTACCAGAATCTACTGCGTTACTACGAGCGGCTGCAGTCCGCCTACGGGTGGACAATGCAGGAAATTGACGGACACGAGATTGGCTTCTTGCTCGATCAGCTTGTAGTGACGGCACTATGCGAACAGCAGCAATCCGAGCGATTTATTGACGATGTGATGTAGGGAGGGAGATAGGGTGGCAAAGCGCGGACAGAAGATTGATGAACTCTATCTCGACATCGGTCTCAACATCGCACAGCTGCAGCTGGACTTTGACACGGCGGGGAAAACCGTATCGGATTCCATTGCGCGACTCAACAGCAAGGCAAACAATATTCACCTCAAACTGGATGCCGACCTTGCCAAGCTCGATGGTGTGGGTACGGAACTAGACAAGATCAAGGTGCGCCATCAGGCGATCAACCGAGAACTGGATATTCAGCGGCAGAAGGAGCAGATCCTTGCCGCTGTCCTCCAATCCGCAAAGAAGAATGACGGCGTGGACAGCGCATCCTATCGCCGTGCCGAGAGCAATCTCCTGCGTCAGCAGAGAACCGTCGCACAGACCGAAGCCGAGGTGCGGAAACTGAATAACCGCCTAAAAGAAAGTGCGGTACTCTCCGGAACGCTCGGTGGACGTATCTCAGCGGGCATGACGGCGGCACAGGCGGGTGTCAAGAATCTCACGAGTGGATTCAACGTCCTCTCTGCAAAGATGGCCGCAGTTATGGCAGTCGCCGCAACAGGCGCGGGACTGTTCAACATCACAAAGGACGCGATGCTTGCGGGCGAGAACGTCTACAAGCTGACGCAGCGGCTTCACGTCTCTGCGGGTGAGGCGGCGACGCTCAATCGGGTGTTTCAGCTTGCGGATATGGACATCAAGAGCATTATCCCTCTCATCGCTCGTCTTGACAAGCAGGTATCCGCTGCGGGCAATTCCGGCAACGATACCGTCCGCGCCCTTTCACGTTTCGGGATTGCCCTCAAAGACCAACAGGGGAATCTCCTGCCGCTGAATGAGCAGCTCGCACAGCTTGCCAAGGGATATAAGACCGCAAGCGAAGCGGGCATGGAGGAAGCATATACCGCAGAAGTCCTCGGAGCACGCGGGGCGGCGCTTATCCCGATTCTTGAGCAGTATGACGATCTGATGACCATTTCCTCGCGCGTCAAGACCACGGGGTTACTCGACCCGGAGCAGGCACACGCGACCTATCTTAAATGGCGCGAGATGGAGATGGAAGCGGGGCAGCTGAAACTTGCTCTCGGTGCAGCACTGCTTCCTGCCGCCGAGGAACTCATGCCCGAGATCAATGAAGGCTTCGAGTCTTTCGTTGAAATGATTCGGGACAACAAGGACGAGATCAAGGATGCCGTGCTCGGTTGGGGCGAGGCACTCAAGACCGTCGCAGAGCTTGCAGGTTTTGTCGGGGAGCAGATTCATAAGGTCAGCGAGCACGCCGAGGCGAATTCATGGCTCCTCAAAAATCATCCCGTGGCATCTCCGCTGATTGCTGTTCCGTTCCTCGGCGGCAGCGTTCTCGACGCGCTCTACGGTGATGAATACAAGCGGTACCAAGAACAGCAGAAACTCGCCAAAGAAAAGGCTGCGGCAGAGGAGAGCGCCCGTGCCGAAGCGGAGAAGAATGCCAAGGCGCAGGAGCAGAATGCCAAAGCTGCGAAAATCCGTGCAGCAGCCGAGAAAGATGCCGCGAAGACGGTCAGCGAATCTGCAAAAGCGACCGCACAACTGACGGACAGTTTATATACACTGACACACACGGACATCCAGAACAGTCTACACACTCTGGATCGTGAATCCTTTGATTTCTTACAGAAGGGTGCAGATCCTCATCTCATCGACAAATACCGTCTGGCAAAGGAAGCGAAGATTTACGTTGACTTTCAGCGGGACGTTGTGGACAAGGCGAATGCGCTCTACAAGACCGACCTGCAGAACAAGCTGGACTCCATCGTCCGCGAAGCCGATGCCTTTCGTCAGAAGGGCTTGGATGAGGTAGAGACGCAGGCGTGGGTCAGCGAGAGCAAGGCGCGGGTGATGGAGCAATGGGAACGGGATGTTGCATCCAATATTGACTCCATCTGGAAAACCGAGCTTGAGAATCGCCTTGCGGAGATCGAGCGCGAGAAGGATGCGTGGGTACAGAAGGGGCTGGACGAGGTCGAAGCGACGCGCTGGGCTGAGAAGCAGAAACTCGATGCCAAACGCAATGCCGCTTTGGAAGTCCTGCGTTCCCAGAAGGAGGAGTTGAAGGTATTCAAGGCATCCGGGCAGGTCGGGCTGATGGAGTATCTTCGCAAGAAGAATAAATTCACGGCAGAGGATCTGGGGCTGACACCGGAACTCTTGCAGCAGTTCCAAGAGGGGCGCAAATGGGCGATGGAGAATCTGCTGCCGAATTTCCGCTCCGAGCAGCGTGAGGACAGTTCCCGCATTCGTGTCAACGGGCAGGAGTTCTCGTATGCACAGATGATGGCAGGGCTTGGACAACAGGCGCAGATTGTGCAGGGAGGGGGACAAAATGTCACTTCTTCCTCCAATGGTGCTCAGTCTACGCCATCCATGACAGACAACCGCCAGATTCACATACAGGTGCAAATCGAGAACGCCGTCACGGAGGACAACGAGGGAATGCGGATGCTTGCTGACCACGTTGCCGACCGTATCCGTCCCGCCGTCGAGAATGCCCTTGGAGGTGATTCCAATTCATATTCACATTGGTGA